ATGAGTAACAATTTACCTATCATTCGTTACGTCTTCGACAGACGCAAGAAAGCAACGGACAATATAGCATCTTCCGTTGAGTTAGAAATCTATTTCAGCCGGAACCAACGCCGGAGATTGAGCACCGGTATTAAATTGTATGCCGGGCAATGGGATGACAAGTTACATGCCATTAACCGCACAGATGGCATCCTTATTAATGCACGTCTTACCGAAATTTACAAAAGACATGAACAAGTCTTTTATGACATGTATGCACAAGGTCTAACAGCTACATGGGAGAATTACGAACTTTTCATCAAAGGAGAAATTAAAAAGGAAATACCGACCTCGTTTCTCTCTTACATGAAAAAAAGAATAGAAGAACGTGGACTTCGGCATTCTACCAAGGTTTCACAGATTGTAGCCTTAGAGGCACTGGCCCGCTTTGGCAAGATTGATTCTTTCGCTTCACTGACATCGGCTAACATTACAGCATTTGATATCTTTCTTCGGACGGAAGACCCTAAACGTAGCCAAGCGACAATCCATAATTATCACAAGCGCATTAAAGTATACGTAAATGAAGTATACGCCTTGGAATATATAGACAGAAACCCTTATGACCGATTTAATGATAAGCGTGGAAAACATAAACCACGCAAACCACTAACATCTGAAGAACTAAAGATTCTGCGTGAAGCCAATCTAACAGGCAAATTAGATCGTGTCCGCGATTTGTTCGTGTTCTGTTGCTATACAGGGTTGGCATATTGTGACATGAACACTTTTGACTACTATAAAGATGTTATTTCAGAAGGTGGAATGCAATATATCGATGGTGAACGCATTAAAACAGGAACGAGTTTTCTCGCACCACTCTTGCAACCTGCGTTACAGATACTGAAGAAGTACAATTATAAACTGCCATCAATATCTGATCAGAAGTACAATGATTATCTGCATGTAATTGAAGAAAAACTGGATTTTCGGAAACCTCTGACAAGTCATATCGCCCGACACACATTTGCAACGACGGTCTGCCTTGCAAACGACATACCTATTGCAACGTTAAGCCGAATGCTGGGACACCGACATATAAGTACTACAGAAATATACGCTAAAGTAATGGACACGTCGGTAAAACGATGCGCAGAAAGGTTGAATGGTATGGTATAGCCTCAACAGATCAAAGCGTTTCTCGGGCAAAGAAGTAAATAAGGCAGCTTATTCGGCTGCCTTATCAGGATGAGATTTACTGCCCGCTTCTATCAATTCTTTAAAATCTGGCATAGCTGTTGTGTTTTCTTTTATAGAGAAATACATATATAAATCAGAACCTGTAATATATCCAAGAAACACATCTATCGTGTAATTTGTTACACCTTCTTCTATTGCTTTAACCTGGTCGATTCTGATTCCTCCCCTTTGGGCAACGGCGTACATAGACAGATTTCTTTCTTCTCTGAATTCTTTCAGTCTTTGCCCTAATACTTCTCTGTAATTTTGCTTATCCATATTATCTTATACCAAAATGTTTTTTTATGTAACTTTGTGAAACCCCTGTTTTTTCAGACAAGGCCTTAATTTCAGGATGACTTGCAAATCGTGACAATGAATATCCCTTCAATTTCTCGTCATTACTTGCTCTATGAGCAGCGAGCAATGGGGAAACAACACTACATGGAGTATCATTCTCCACCTCTTCTTTTACGTTTTCAAAAACATGTATATCATAAGAACCATCTTTCCAGTCATTTATTACAGACTGAAAATCAGAAATATTATACTCTTTTTTCTCGCAGAGAACCTCTATTTGGGTTTCAATAGAAAGCAGTTCATTACATGCAGATTTTACATAAAGGTAGATATCATTTGACCCTCTAAGCGCGGTGTTCGGTTCGTGGTCTGAAACTCTCACCTTTAAATCATTTATTTGATAATACTTGCTCATTTTTTTATTGCTTTATTTCTTATGCAACAAAGATAGTACAAATATTTGTATGGTTCAAATATTTGTACTACAAATTAATATATATTAAGAAAAGCCCCGACTATCACCAGCCAGGGCAAACACTCATCAACGATAGGCATCACTTCTACTTCTTTATTCTCTTATAAACCAACCTACCTATTATATATAAAGCGAGAGCGAGCAATATACCAAACGCCCAGCCGCCCAGTTCAACCTTCATAGCTTGCCACCTGGTTAACTTCTTCTCGACCTCTACAGGCACCTCTACATATTCCTTAACGGTAATCTTCTTAGAAGGTATGTAGACGGTATCTTGCGGCACATTCATCTTAGCTATCACATTCCCAAGACTATCAATTGTTAGTTGTGCCTGTACATTCTTCGTGTTAGCGATATCCAGCCAACGAAGTACGACTCTTCCATTTTCATCGCATTCAAAGAGCGCACGGATAGCAGCACTATCGACAGGATTAACCACCGGAATCAACTTCTCGATATAGACGCTATCAGTTCTACTTTCTACCGGAACATACTTCACCGACGAGCACCCAGCCATAAACAATGCAATCCCCATCGCCATCAGCGCAATGGCTCCTATAATGAACAGCCGTCGCATCTCCGAACGCTTCTTCTGACGCAGCAAAAGTTCTTCCATGGATTTTCGGGCTTTTTCAGAATCCCAATGAAAATATTTCATTGAGCTTGTAGCCTGTTCTTTTGATATCTTAAAAACTTTCATAATGCTTTCACCTCTCCCCGGTTCCCTTCTTTCCGATAAGACACGTGCACCCAAGCAAAGTTCTTCTCATCAATCAACTGATCGAAGGGAAGGCCAAGCTCCTGGATCAGATAGAACAACCTCTTGTTTTCCTTCGGGCTTCCTCCGGTAATATCTGCCGCCCGCCCGGTCATGTGGTCGCTCGTAGCGGAGCCTTTCACAGCCTTATTGAGTGCAGGGCGACGGAAACCACTGTTCACGGTGATTGGCTTCCCGTACGCTTCCCGCAATGGGTCTAAAATGTTATCTACTAATGCAGTCATATTGGCTACATGCTCTTTCTTACACCGATTATCAATTCCTAACTGGTCGGCAGTCTCTGACTTACAGAGTTCAGCGATTGTAAAGTACTTCATTTTTTCTTCCTCCTTATTAATTAATAGTCACTGGGCGGCTGCCGATTGGCACATCCACGAACATCACATTTCTTTAACTCGGCTTCTTTAAGACGCAATTCCAACTCATAATTCTTCTTGATAAGCTCCAGTTTTTCAGCCTTTAGTTTGTTGTTCTCAGAATACAGGAAATCTACTTTCCCGTCTCTTGAGGTCATTCGCGCATCAGACTTATCAAGCTGTCCGGATAAGTTAGAAATTACATTCAAAAGATTCTGTATCTCCGCTGCATCAGCGGAAGCATCTTCTTTCCGGGCATTCGTTTTTCGATTTACCCAGAAAGTTATAACCCATCGTATAGCTTCGAACCCACCTAACGTCCCAACTATAGCCAACCATTCGCTTAAGCCCATATACTTGACATTTTCAAAATTAATACTACCTTTGTAAACAGATAGGCCTATAAGGCCATATAGTGTTTGTCCCGCCCGGCTTGTGAAAGTAGGACGGGATTTTATTTCACTTTCAATATTCCATTATCACTATAGACTTGTCCATCATAAACTTGAGCAGCAGATGTTGGCCAAGCCGTACAAGACAAAATCCCTACAGTGCCGGTATCGTTTCTACTACTTCCGATACCAACCTCCATAATTTTATCATTATAATTAATTCGGAGAAGATTAGGATAAAGGTCGATGAAACCATTATCATTAAAAAGTTCTATCTTGCTGCCTGATAAGCGTAACGTGGAATTCGTATAACCACCAGCAGCTTCACCTTTGATGTTTATTGTAGCCCATGTTCTTCCCGATTCTGTCAAATATGATAATGATATCACTTCTACATCATCCGCATCAAACATGCTTATTGTGCCTGTATCTGGATCAAGCAAGATACGTTTACCGTCAATAGCAGTCTCAATCAATCCTCTGAAATATCCTTCATCAGCTTCAACTCGCCCCTTGAATTTATATTTCTGCGTTTCCGGATCAAGCTCAAAAACTACCTCATTATTAACCAGGGCAAAAATACCGCTACGTTCAACCCCGTCTATAGTGATACACTTATCTCCCTGGACTATGCCGGTCAAAATCGGTTCCTCGGCTGTCCCGGTATTCTTTCCCGTAAACAGCTTCGGAGATATCATATACTCGCTACCGATCTGTACCTTGTTCGTGTCCCAGCCTACAAGCCAATCTGGTACATTTGACATAACTTTAGAGATTGATCCGCTTGCACTTATGACAGGATCATCCGAATTCGATCCTCCGGATATTCCTACAGATATGCTATCAAAGTCATCAACAATAGCAATCTCAACCGAATTCCGAGGACTGGAGTAATCAAGATCAGAAACCTCAGTACCATTCAGCCAATGGTTTACGATCCAGTTACCCGCTGAATACAGTTCCTTAGTACTACCTTTAATGCGGAATAGTTTAGCAACAAGCGTATTGCCAGCAATAGGTTTTGAATGAATATCACAAGCAATGTTATCCACTAAAAGACCTTGGATATAGAATTCAATGGTATACATGACAGCATCTTCGCCATCTTCGCCACGGAAGCGGCTCCACGTATAATCTGCGGGATCAGTACTCTCTATTGCCGTATCCTTGTTAACTGCTATGCCGATATACTTGGTCGAATCAGTCGGAATCTGATACATATCCGCTCCGTCCGCGTTATCGGAATAAGCGATCCATGTATAAGTAGTCTTGCCGTCTTCTCCTGCCGGACCGGGAACGCCATCCGTACCGTCTTCACCTCGGAAGCGGCTCCAAGTATAATCAGAAGCCGTATTACTCTCTGTTGCGGTTTCCTTATTGTATGCAAGACCGATGAAAGTCTTGCCGGTTGGATCATTGCTTATCCCGGCTCCGTTCACATCATCAGCGTACTTTATCCAGGTATAATAAACCTTTCCATCTTTACCGGGAGTTCCGGGAACACCTTGGGGGCCTGTGTCGCCTTTTATCCCCTTTATCCTGATAGGAGTCCCCCAACTACCGGAAGATGAGCTTTCTGCGACCTTCTGAGACATCCAAACAACTGTGCTCGTTGCGTCAGTATGCCAGCCGTTCGAGGTGCCGTTTCCTGTAGGTTTTCCCGGTTGGGATTCACTGTCGTGATAGGTTATATAAACCGATAGGCCATCACTACCGGCAGCACCGGTGGCACCATCATTGCCATCTGTCACCATCAAAGCCCAGGCAGTACCATTATAGATGTATACCCGTCCGTTATCAGTATCACGATATACCCAGTTCTTTAGCGGGTTGATCGGAGGCGTAGATAGATCACCTTTCCAAACTATATCCAGTCCGTCAGCACCGTCCTTACCATTAGCTCCATCCACACCGTCAATAGTCATTTGATACCATGTACCGTCCTGATAGACATAGCTCTTACCATCAGTCGTATTCTTATATGCCCAACCATTCTGAGGATTAGAAGGATGAGAAACATAGCTACCCTTCCATACTATTGACGTGCCATCCTTACCATTAATACCGTCGGCACCATTGGTACCATCACCCCCCTTTTCACCAGTATCTCCTTTATCTCCCTTGTCGCCCTTTTCACCTCTAAGATTCTCTTTGACTTCATCTGAAAGGTTATCCCACTTTAAGATAACATCTCCCATCGTGCACACATACTTTTTCTTGTCTGCATCCCATGCCCACGAGATCGCGCCACCGGCAAGTTTGCCGGACTTATCAGCATTAAACTTGGCGGAGCCGTCACCAAATTCCGCTGATCCGTCAGGATGTATACAGTAAACCGTATGACCGCTAGCGTCCGTGCCCTTAATCATGCCGTTTTCACAATAGAATCCACGGGCACCATCCCCACCGGGAATATCACCACCAAGACGTGTCTTAACCTTACCAGTCCAGTCCTTACTATCAATGTTGAACATGATATCAATCGCAGGCTGGCCACTCTCATCAGCATGGATATAGATAGCAGACTGCCTGTTCTTATTCACTGAGTTGCCGAACTGCACGACATCATTTCCAACCTCCGGAGGATTGATCACAATTCCTTCAGCATCCTTATCAAACTCTGAAATCGGCACATGGATCACATTATCCACAACAGAAGATATCTCCACGTGATAGAAAGTTTGTTTAGTACCTGTATAGGTCTGACACCGCATGAAGTCATGAGCGACAAAGCTCATGGTCTCATCCTCCAAGGTGATGAGGTATTCAGTGCCGTCTTCGGAGAGAGTGACAGTAGCTATCTTACCACACGCCTGGCTGATACCTAAAGACCCGATTATCGCACGCATCTTCGACACCAGCATCTCGAACACGATGAACTGTTCCCTCACCCGGATGGAATCTATCTCAAGCATCCATTTTCCTTTCACATACTCCCAGATTTTCCACCCATAACCTGCGAATCCGGACATGAAGTCTTCCACCACCTCCGCAACCCATTCTCCGGCCGCATTCATAACCTGCCTACCCGTCTTCTTGGCAGAAGCAAGCATACCTACAATCTTAGCTGTACTTAATATTGCCATTTTAATAAATTTTTATTCATCATTACCCTCATTTTCAAGTATATCAATCTCTTCATAATGCTCCGGAAGATATTTAGAAGTCATATTCGTAAATTCGATCTGCATAAGCGCTCCAGTTAGTAGCAGCCTTGTAAGCTGCACCACTACCAATAGAGACGTATATCTTGCAATGATTGTTAGTGAAGGCATCATTTCCAAGCATCGGGGGAATTGCTGTTTTTATGAATAGCGATTCCATTGATGTACAGTTCCGAAATGCACTGTTCGATATTTGCGTTATTCCTCTGCCTATTACTATGCTTTTCAAAGAAGAACAGCCATTGAAGCAATCACCACCAATCTCGTAACATGTATCAGGAATATCACTGATTTCGGTTAGTGCTACACAATCCCTAAACGGGTCTCCATATAATATTTCAACTTTATCATTTAGTATGACCTTCTTTAGATTCGTACACCCCCTACATGTTCTTTGAGATACCTTCACTACATTGGTGCCAATTCCAAGGATTTCTATACTGGTATTTAAATAGAACATCTGATTACCTGTTTCCGTATTGCGATATCCCATATAGTATTCTTTAATATTAGTAAGTTGTGAAGGTGAACCTTCTATTGCATTCAGTTCTCTTAAATCAGCTATCTGAACTTTATTAGCATCAGAATATCTATCCCAATACAATTG